CAGCGCTGGGAAATAGCCTTTTTAAGTCTGCAGCAGTAGGCATTTTAACTTTTATTGCTGCATTTGCTGGTGTAGCCAAGATAATTGCTGTTTTTAAAGGTCTGCAAAAGGGCTTTATGGCAATTAAAATTGCAGCATCGGTTGCTAAAGATGTTGATCTTTTGAAATTTGCCTTAACTAATATGGGTAAAGAATCAAAGATTGCTGCTGGAGCCGCCAAAGTCTTGAATGCAGTAATGAGTATGAATCCTTGGGTTATTGCTATTGCAGCTATTTTAGCTGTGGTTGCAGCTTTGGCTTATTTCTTTACTCAAACCAAGACAGGTCGTGCTTTATGGTCAGCCTTTACTTCTTGGCTATCAAGTGCATGGCAAGCTTTGGCCGGTGTTGCACAAACCGTGTGGACAGCAATCGGTACTGCGATTACGACAGTCGTCAATGTAGTTAAAGCAGGCTGGCAAGGACTGACTAGTTTCTTATCAGCGTTGTGGCAAGGCATTGTAGCAATTGCTACAGGTATCTGGAATGGCCTTGTAGCAGTCTTTACCACGATTGTGACAGTTATTGAAGCTGTCTGGACAGGTATCAGTACTTTCTTCACAACACTGTGGACAGACATTGTTACTGTTGCTACTACTATCTGGAATGGCATCGTTTTGGTGGTTACAACTGTAGTAACTACGATTGAAGCTGCCTGGAATGGTTTTACTAGCTTTATTTCTTCTATTTGGGAAGAGATTGTCAGCATTGCTACAACAATTTGGAACGCAGTTGCTTCTGTCATTTCTGGTGCATGGTCAACTATCACCGGCATTATTAGTGGAGCAATTAGTGTTGTTCAATCAGTGATCTCAGCTGGCTTTAATGTTGCCCAGTCAATCGTTTCATCAGTAATGAATGCTATGGAAGGCGTTATTTCGGCTGTATGGAACGGTATCAAAGGTCTTTTCAATGCAGGTGTCAGCTTTATTAAGTCCGTTGTGCATGTGGACTTATCTGGTGCTGGCCGAGCAATCATGCAGTCCCTCTGGGATGGTATGAAAGCTGTCTGGGAAGGTATCAAAGGTTTCGTTTCCAACATTGCTGGCTGGATTAAGTCTCATAAAGGGCCAATTAGTCTTGACCGTCGTTTACTGGTTCCTGCTGGTAATGCAATCATGCAGGGGTTAAACGCCGGTTTAACAGACGGCTTTAAGACTGTTCAATCGACGGTCACAGCAATGACCAATGCAATTGCAGAATCGGCTAATGTGGCTGATTTCGCTGATACTGTTCAAGCTCTGAATTCAATGAGTGGCATGAAACTGAATGCTAATGGCACTCTGTCAACCACACAGACGATCAACAATGTCACATCGCGGACGTTTGAAGCTCGGATGACGGAAATGGTCGCGACAGCTATCGATAAGCTGGATAACGTTGACCAACATCCAATTGTGACACCAGTTACAATGAACCAGATGCACCAGTACACTAACAAGATTGATGCTCAATCTTATGTCATGTGGAGAGGAGAGTGATTTCATGATTAAGGTATTTTCTGATATGAAAAATAAGCCCCATGCTTACGGCTTTCAAGAAGTCATTGCAGGGACTGAGGATGAAAATTCTTACGGCTTTGATCCGATTGAAATTGCGATCTCCGAAGATGGCGAACACTGGGTTAGCATTTACGATGTGCCTGATCTGCAAGGTGTCCTAGTTGCTGATACACCATATGTGGCACCAGCCAAAATATCTGATACTTACCAGAAGATTGGTATTAGCGACGGCCAGACATTACTATCCAGTAGTTATGAACAACGAGAATTGAAAATGACGGTAGTCTTTGACGGCATGGACCGTAACGATACGGAACTAGCTTTTGAAGCACTACAGTCATACTTAGTATCTCGGACGCCATACTGGATCTGTTTTGCTAACTGGCCACAGCGGATGTACAACGTCAAAGTCAGTCAAATCGAACAATCACACTTAACCAATCGTGGTTTTGTTGCTGACGTTACTTTTATCGATCAGGTTGGATTAAGCCGGTCAATCGGAACAACGAAAGATTGGTTGACTAATGCATTGCATGGCTTCGGCAATAACGAACCGCTACGGTTACAACCATACGAATTCACTACTAACGATTTTACTGTTGATAATCCATCAGCGGTCATGATTGACCCGGAGAGACGTGGTCATCCGTTGACAATTACATTGACTGGTTCTTCTTCCGGTAAGATGAAGATTATCAATGAAACAACTGGTGACTACGTTTATCGTGAACAGGGCTGGTCAGGAACGTGGACGTTAACTAACGTCAATCCAACTTTGAATGGTAAGGGTGACCAGTTAAATATTAGTGGTACTCACGGCGGAGTGATCACTCTGCAGGTTGGCGATAATCACTTTAAAGTTGAAAACTTTTCAGGCAAAGTCAGTTTTGACTTTCCAATATGGTGGTTATCATGAGTGCAGAGTATGTCTTAATCCAAGCCCGTGATAGTAAAGAAGCTTACCGAATTAATTATGCTGACTTGCAGTCCACATTTGAAGTGAACATGCAGTTGAATAGTAATTACGAAGTTTCCTTTACGTTAACCTACACTACTGATTATGCTGATGTGTTTAATGCTGCCAAACCAAAAGCTTGGGTCTTATATGATGGCGAATGGTATGTCATTCAGCAAACTGATATGCAACTGAATGATCAAGGATTGCTAGAACTAAAAATTACTGCAACTGATGCCTTGCTTGATAAGATGAAGAATTGTCGGATTGATAACCGTGAGCCGACTGAAGATTCGCCAGATCAATCTGGTGGTGCTTCGTCTGGAAGCAGTCAGCAACAGCAACCTGGTGAAGTCGTTAAGCGAACCGATGAGAAACAGACGTATAGTTTGGATGATCGGATGCATAAGTTTATCGATGGTAATGACCAGGGAATTGGTTATGAGTTGCATGGTAATTTTCCGAATGTTGCTGACGAGATTGAAAACACATCACTGTATGAATGGCTTAACAACCATTTGAAAGACTACAGTGCATACTACATTCCATCTGGTAATACCGTTAAGATCTATGACCTGCCTAGCTTGCAACACCAAACTGGGCGGGTTTTTAGGTATCTACACAATACCACCAATGCCGAAGTGCAAACTGAGGATGTCAATATCGTTAACGACTGTGAAGTCTACGGCGGAAAAATGGAGAAGGATATCACGGTCGGTGGTTCCGATCCTAATGGGCCAACCGAACCAGTCAATGGCGACTGGGGACCAGTAGCGAAAACTGCTGCCGGGTTAGTTGGTGAAAAACTCTCGGACTCTGATATTAATCTGATTAAAGCACAGATCAATTTGGAGTCTTCTGGTCGGGAAGATGTCACTGGTGGCGATGATGGTTTATCAGATGGTCCAGCAATTGGTCTCCTGCAATTTAAGCAGGGGACTTTTAACTATTACTGTCGACCACCATATACCAATATTCGTAAAGGATTGCATCAACTGGTGGCATTGATGAACATCCCAAACTGGCGTCACCAGATTACTGGTCACTCAGGTTGGTCACCACATGGAGCGCCAATCTCCAAAGCTACTATTGTGGTACAAAATACCGGTGGTGGCTGGGGTTGGCCATTTCCTAGTGTAGGTGAAGGTAGCTTTACCAGTGGCCAACTGTTCGGTGTCCATGCTGGTAACGGCCGACCAAATAATTTCCACGATGGTCTGGACTTTGGGTCCATTGACCACCCGGGCAACGAAGTGCACGCAATTCATGGTGGAAAGGTCACGATTAGTCGTGCGTGGGGGTCTGGTGGGGTTAACTGGTATTTAGTCATTCAAGACAGTACTGGATTGAATGTTGAATATCAAGAAGCCTTTGGTAGTCCTAATAACATTATTGTTAACGTTGGTGACGAAATCCACACGGGACAAGTGATTGGCTATCGGACTACTAATCACCTACATATCGGGATTACTCGCCATAGTTTCCCAGAAGCGTTTAACCATTGGGCCAGCAATGATGGTACTTGGCTAGACCCACAAGCCATGATTAAAAATGGTGGTTCTGGGTCTAGCGACAGTGGGAGTACGTCAACAACTAAGCAAACCTACTATTCACTGCATTACCACTATCACAACGATGAGTCTGTTAAGAAGTACGGTCTTCATCGTGGCAAGATAATCAAGATGGATAGCATTTATGACATGGGCGCTTTGCAAGCCTATGTTGATGCGACTGTTCAGCATGAT